TACTCTGCACCGTAGACGGTGGACGCAAGCCGTGTGTACTCCAGTAGTTTGAGAGGGTCATCATGTGAACGCATCTCAAATACTATGGTGCGTTCTCCCTGTGTCGCTTCAAGAGCAGCCTTGACCACATCATCCTCAGACACACCGTTCTCTTGTGCATCATCCTTTGTCCTGACGTTCACACCAAGATGGTAGGTAGCCATAGCACGATACGTTGTGCTTCGCATTTCTTCCATGTGCAGGAGAGCAATCCTAGTGTCTGGATTCTTCAGCAATCCTGTCTCAAAGTAACGTATCACTTCGGTCTTACCTGTACCTCTTGGTGCTTTTAGGAACGTCAAGCCACCCTTTACTATACCACGAATTTTGTCATCAAGACCTGTGTGTCCTGTCGGAGTGTAGTCATAGGGATTCTCTGTACGTATGGCCTGTGCCACTTCTTCATCGGAACAGAAGAAGTTGTCAGGAGAATATCTCTGTGGCTTGAGAGCCGTCCACTTCAACTCTTCTCCATCACCTGCCATGAGAAACTCATTGGCATCCTTGTACTTTGACATTGGCACATAGTACAGCTTGGTGGGAAAAGATTCGTATAGTCTCTCTGCACTTCTGCGTCCTGCGTCATCCAACTCACCTGCATATATAATCTCTTTGAATGAGTTGAGATAGTTGTAGTTCTGCTTGATGAACTTCTCACCGATAGACGCAGAGGGGAGTGACTTAACAAAAAACTTCTGACCTAATATCTGGTAAAGACTTGCTGCATCAAACTCCCCTTCTGTAAGGTAGAGTTTATTAGAGGAGTTGGAGTTAAACTCAGGCCCAAACAGGTGATTCATTCCTACACCCCTGTCCTTTATCCAAGTCTTTGACTTGTCATCAAAGGCTCTGTACTTGACAGTGTGTGGATACTTGTAAGCATATCGCACAGGCTTACCGTCTGCGTCTGTCTGTATCTGTATACCATACAGCTTACAAACCTCAGGGTCTATTCCCCTGATGTCATCGTAGGTGACACCCTTAACTTCTTTCATCATAACATTCTCTTTCCTCTTTAGTGGATAACTTTGCTTTGCCCAATCAAACACAGGTAGTTTGTGCTTGTTAGGATAGGACTCACCACAACTGTGACAGAAGCCGTAACCGTCATCATTCCAGTTGAATGCGTCTGAAGAACCACAGTCCTCAAAGGGACAGGCTTGGTGTGGATTGTCTGCCATCTACTTCTCCCATCTATAAAATATGTGTCTGTCTATTCGTGTAGTCTTCGTTTTTGTTTTCGCCCATGATGGTCTCACATAAGTAGCATGATAGTGTGTTGCTCCTTCTGTGAAATCCAAAGTTATTGTACCATACAATACCATTCTTGCATAGCGTTTTGCATTATACCACTCGTCACTTTTTAAATCAGGTGTGTCATTTTTACCATCGCAGAACCAACTGAAGCTACAGCGATTTATTATGGGTTTGTTTGTTCCTTTGTGTGTGACAGCCTGTTTAACAACTTCACAAACTGTATCTGGGAAACGGCTGTCTGCAACCCTGTTCATAACCACTTGTGCCACAGCTAACTGACCAACCATAGATTGAAACTTTGATTCGTGGTAGATGTTTGCTGCCATACACATTAACGCTGTTTCTAATATCATCCGTTTACTATCCCTGTTATGTCATAGTGTGCGTACACTAACATGCCACCTACAACCACTACAACAACCACTATAACTATTAAGTCTTGAACGTACTCTTTAAACTTTTTCTTTTGTTTTGTAAGAGGACTACGTAATCTTTTATCCATCACAAAACTCTTATAAAAAACTCAGCACATCCGTTGAGGATAATAGTTATACCAATTAACATTACTATTGTCATTATTAAAGTTTGTCCCTCATTCATCACAGAAATTCCTCATAAATTTACAGTTGTTAAATCGTTTACACACTCTCTCATGCTTTGCTGTCTCCCAACACTCTGCTCTTGGAAAATACTTTTTAGTAAATCTTTCAAACGTATCGTCCATCATCATCATTAGAACCACTGGTAGGACAAAGAAGCCTAGTACAATAACAGTAAAAGCAGGAAAGAATCCTTTGTTGTGATAGGATTTCATTTTAAAAACTCCCATGCCAAAATTATAGCAGGACTAATCGCAACTGCTACAATTGTCATAGCATATATATAGTATTCCATTTTATATGCCTTTCTTTTTATTCAAACCTTGTGGGTCATACTGCTCGTCTACAATCTCGTCAGGCATGAATCGGCTGCCTGTGCCATCGTCAAACCAATTATTCATAAACATCAGAACAATCATAAATATCATCACATAACTAAACCATTTTACAAACCAGATAAATAGTCCGTATGCTTGCTGTGCCTGTTCCAAGGCTTGTTGTTTTACATCGTCACTCATTTTCTCCTCATTTCTAGTGCAGACTTTGCTGTGTTAAAGTTATGTTTGTTGTAAGGGTTAAGGCTCTGCACATTCCTATGCCCTGTCACAGACATGATTGCTAGTTGGTCAACACCACTGTTTATCAACTCTGTTATTGCTGTCTTTCTAAGGTCTCCCATCTGTAACTCGCTAGGAAGGTCACAGAGAGCCTTTACTTCATTTGCAAGGGTTGACACCTGAGAATGCTCAATGGGAGCATACGCACCGTCTGAAGGTCTCTGATGAGGTATTACATATTCTTGGAATCCCCAATCCTCTTTCTGCTGCAATAACAACTCTTCTAACTTTGTGTCCAGAGGGAGTTGCACCGTTGCACCACGTTTAGTCTGCGTTATTGTAACCATCTTGTTATCAAAGTCCACAGATTCCCAGTTAAGAAGACGAATATCTATGGGTCTCTGTCCCCATTCGTAGCACATCAATGCCAGTAGACCAATGTTTCTATATTTAAACTGTGAGAAGGCTGTGTCAATGAACAACTCCACCTGTTCTCGTGTCCAAACAACAGAACGTGGCTTGTGTGACCTCTTTTTTACGATAGACATTGGGTTTCTGTCTATCAGACCAAGAGAAATACAGAAGTTTAACACGACAGAGAACATTCTGGACAGTTGATTAGCATTATCAACACTTGCACTGCGTACCCAAGTCTCATACAGTTCGGTGCAGTGAGTGGGAGTGAGGTATTTTAGGGTTATGTCTCCCAACTCTCTGCCAAACATCTTTGTAGAACAAATTTTATTCAGACCATATGTGTATGTCTTCTGTGTCCTAAAAGATAACGAGTTAAACTGTCCTGTGCTGTAGTAGTAGGCAAGTATCTGTCTTAAATTACTGTTTACATCGACATTACCTGCCAGAATCTTACCTCTTCTGAAGTCTTCTACAATCTTTATCAACTTTGGTATTTCATACCTAGCTGCACGACCATCTTTGAATGTCATATTCTTGACAACACCAGATAATCTGGCATCTTTCGGTGGTATAAAACGATAGACAGTAGAACCGTCTTTAAGTTTTGCTTTTGTTGTGTACTTCATCTTCTTCTTTCAGTTTTTCAATCATCTTGTTTATGTACCACCTAGCTTTCTCTAGGTCTTGAATAGGTTTGCCTTTGTAATGCCATCTCCACAAGTATTTGAATGATGCAAGCCAACAATACGACACAAAAGCAGACACTATAGCACCATGCGTCATAGATTTCATTGCATCAATGCACTCTATGCTGCCGTTGGTGTAGTGTGAAGGACTATTAACCATGTCTTCCATCTGCTCCTGCTCCATCTGACACTCAAAACAAATACCTTTGTCATCTACTAAGTTACCACAATGTTTACAATAATCTTTATCCATCTTCACCTCTTAAATAATTTACTTAAAGTAGAAGGAGTTAAGGTTAACTTTAAGTATTACATAAAGTAATATTATACAGCAATAATAAATCCTGTCAACACTCTTCATCAGATTTATTTTCCTGTGACTCTTCTGCAACACCCTTGTATGCCTTGATAACATCACTAGAGAATAATTTCTTAATATTTACAAGGTACATCTTGGATGCGTTGTGGTCTCCACCACTAACTGTTTTTATAAAATCTAAAGAGTCAACTATTTTACGTAAGGTATCTGTTTTAAATACCAGTGTGGCATATATGTCACCATTGATACAAAGATTATGAAACCAGTAGTCGGACTCTGTGGCATTGATACCTGACGGCTTCCCCCATGATTCGTACTCCACAGCGATATTTCCAGTACGTTGCCACATACCTTTCTCAGACTTGACCTCTATCTTTTTGTCTTTGAACATGGCTATGACTTCATCTTCCATACCCAAGCCAAACTTTAGGTCTCCTGCAAAGTCAATGTCATACTTCTTCCTATCTTCTTTAGTGGGTCTTGTCATTCGATTTCTCCTCTGGTAAATCTTCTTTGAGTTGATAGTCTGTGTACCAACCACCATGTCTATCCTTTGGTTGTTCAAACTCTAGTATGAATGATAGCTTGTGCATGAGAGACTCCAACTCACAAACATGTTCATAGTAGATAGGTATCTTCTCTGATGTATTACAGTTTAGTTCTCTCAGCATGTTAACGAATCTGAGTAGTTCTATTCTGTCTTTTGGGTCTATACTAATTGTTTTCATATCCATACTCCACTACTATTCCTGTGTTCCACTTCTTCATCTCCACCTCTGCCTGTTCTTTAGTGTCAAAGGTTTTGATAGGACTCTTATCGTCCCACATAGCACCACAACCCTCTTTGACGTACTCTAATCCTTCTGTCTCAAAGGGTTCAAACATTACTGCATACTTCTTTACCAATGCCATACAACTCTCCTCTGTACTTCTTCTAGTGATAAGTCTGGTTCGATACTATCCCCAACTATATTGCTGCCTAACACGAGTCCTTTGTTGACTAGGTTAAACAGATGATTCTTGTGAAGGATACCCTTGAAAGACCACAGATGTTTCTTCTCTGCGTATAGTCCCTCGTCATCTATGTAGATACCATCTCCTTTCGGAGTGATACCTACGATGTCAAACGTGGAACAATCTATTAGTTTGTATATGTCCTTGTAGTCACCAGAGTATTCTACCTCTGTCACCTCTTCCTTCTCAGGGTCTATTAAATATGCTTTCATGCTCATATCTCTCTCCTATTTATATGAAAATATTTGTGGTGGACTATCATCACTCTTTGTAAGTAATGCCCACTCACTTCTGTGTATAGGTTTCTCGCTGTCCTTGTACACAAAACTCTTGAACTTGTATGGATTGTAAGTAACTCTGTCCCCTACTATCGACAAGTTGTATGTTATAAAGTCGTGGTTTATACTGTCATGGTCTAACATATCACCTCTAACAAAGGCATGCACATTTTTACGTCCTTCCTTTAGGACTCGCTGCCTACCACTCTGGCGAACAACATACTGAGGATTTTCTATCGCCACAACATTTGTCCATGCAATGACTCTGCCTTTATGTCTCACAGAGAAGACATGTTTGTGCAGATTGTAATATACTTCTACTCTCATAGTCCTAACTCCCTTAATAATTCTGGTGTAATTATACCTTTTTTATTGAGATTGTCCATACATTCTTCTGCTTCTCTCTTACTGTAGAATGGGTAGTAGTGTGTCCCATCTGTCACTTGGTACTCTACTACGTCCTCGTCTATTCTGATTTGCTTAATTGTGTACATTGATTTCTGTCTCCTCTGTAATACCAGTTTTAAATCCTCTGTCGAAATACTCATTCATAATGTTTAATACTTCATCTCTAACATCATCACTCTTTAATTCTTTTATTCTCGTTGCATGGGAGAGAGTATCGTGTAGTCTCCCATACAATGATACCCATACATCTTTGGGCAGCTTTACTCTTTTCATCTACTTAACTCCTCTATTGCTTTCTCTTGTAATTCTTTTGGTAGTTTAGTCATTGAAATCCACTCCCACCCTTTTTCTAGTGTCCCAACATCAGCCTTTGATTCCTCACTATAACATATGTCTAGGGATTCAATAGGTTGTTTTGTTTTTGAATTAATAATTATGTAATCGTTATCATATAGTTTCATAAACACTACTCCTTATATTGTAAACTGTGCTTTTTAGCATCTTTATAACTACCGTTAAAGTAAGCTAATACTTCATATAATGCACTCCCCCAAACCATACCATCTCCATAGTCTCTCCAAATCCTAACTTGGTTTTGTTGGTTGTGTCTTTTGTTATGCACATGGTCATTAAACTTAACTATTACCCATGTCTTCGGTAAATATCCCTTCATTTTATCTCCTCTTAAAATAAATAATTAAAAGTTACGTCTAGTATATAGCATAGTGTTACCAATGCAATAAATATTTTTAACTCCCTACTCATTTTATTACCATCCTTTTATAATATCAACTATGGTATCCACACAAAACCCATTGCCTAACATCTTGTATCGTTGAGTATTTGAGATTGGTTTAACCTCTCCAAGATAGCCGTACTTGTG